GGTGCTAAGTCTGTCAATCCTACATTCCAAGTAAAGGTATTACCACTAAGTCTATTAATCATATCAAGTGCATTTTGAATAGGTGATATATCTTTCTTAAGGTTTATATCAGATGAACTAAATGCGACTAAATCACCACCTGCATGAATATTTCCCTCAACTCCAAGTCCACCAGCAGTAATAATTAAAGCACCTGTGTCCTTACTTGATGAATTTGTACCACTATCAACAGTTAATACACCATCAACTTCTGCATTAGCAGTGATATGAACTTTATTGTTTGATGAATCTAGTTTTAAATCACCAGTTGTAGTGTTAATGGTAGTACCATCAGTCAATCCGAGAGTAATACCATCAACCCTAATATCCCCACCAACAACTAATTTTGTTCCATCATATGTAAAGTTGGCATTTGTAGTTGTGGCATTAGTATTATTATTAAACAGAACTCGGTTTGCACCACCAACAACATTTGTTGCAAGAGTTGCTGTATCCGCATTACCAGATAATCCACCACTAACACTTAAATTTGGAATATTTAAAGTATTAGTAGATGCATTAAATGTAAAGTCAGCATCTGTTGCGGTGGTTGTCATTTGACCAGTTGTTAAACTGGTTAACACAACTCTTTGGACTCCTGATGCTGCTGTTAATGTGGAACCAGTATTTAATAATCCAGTACCATCACCAAAGAATGTTGAAGCAGTAATAGAACCAAAACCAACTATATCGGGAACTCCAGAAAAACCTGTGTTGTTACCAACTAAGTCACCACCAATATGAACACTCTTAGCAATACCAACTCCACCATCTATAACAACTGCACCATTTGTTGTAGCAGTTGAATTAAGGGTGCTTCTAAATTTCGCATCTTGTGCACGAAGTGATGCTTCAGTAATGAGTTGTTTAGTATTATCTGATAATCTTAGGTCACTATTGAATGTAACAGGACCATCAAACTGTGATAGTATCTGTTTTGATGCTCCACCCTCAACTAAAAGTCTTTCCTTAACAATAACTTCATCAGCAACAAGACTTAATCTATTGGGGTCTTCACCAGTTACAGTTGCAACAGGTATATCAAATGTTTTCTGCTGTCCACTCGCTGATTCAATCTTAGTGTTTCCAATATAGAAATCACCCTTATCATTCATACCAGTGTAAACTACGTTACCACAAGATGTTTCCTGTGCCTGATTAAGGAACTCTTCCCTTTCAGTAAGTGATCTATTTTGTAACTGTGGTAATGCAGTCGAATAGTTACCTGGACCAAAACCAACATATTCAAATGTATGACCTGATGACCTTAATATTGATGGTCTACGAAGTTCAATTGGTAAAGGTTTTACTTTCTTAATTCTAGAATTAATTAAGTGAGTTTCAGTCACTGTTCCAAGTGAACCACGAATCACAGTAATCTCATCACCACCTGAACCACTGAGTGAGCTTGATGCGATACGCATAATCTCACTACCAATTTGAATATATGAACCTAGTGGAAAACGACTAACAATCGCAGCAGCATCAACAGTACCATCAGATAGTTTCACTTTAAATGCAGAATCACCAGTTCCAACTGCTTCACCTAATATTAAAGTTTCGTGGTCAAATATATTAAATCCACGAACATCAAGATTTTCACCAGCAACTCCAGAAACTGATTCATTATCTGATAAACCATGTTTTAAAATATACTTTGCATCTGTAAGTGATGTGGTTGTCTTAGCACTAAATTGTGTGATACCAACAACTGATGTAACAATAAAGTCTCCTAAGTTGGCATCACTACTATTCAAAATTCTAAATTTATTACCAACTGCAAGTCCGTGGTCAACAGGAGTTGTAAATTGTGTAACACCTGAAGTAGTAGATGCTGAACCTACTGCAACCCACGGTCCCATATCATGAATTTGTTGCCCATCGAGTAAAGTATCAGCAGTAGATTTTGCAACTGTAATTCTCTTAGTTGTGTCAACACTTGTGATACGATGATATGAATCTGTACCTGTTGTTATACCTGTAACTTGAATATAATTACCTGTCGCAGAAGAAATACCAGCAGTTGCGATTGTAACACTTGCATTTGGTGAACCACCGATTCCACCATTTGCTGGTGTTTGTGAATCAAAGAATAATGTTTCACCATCTGTATAACCAGAACCACCCTCTGTGATTTCAACTGAAGTAACTGCACCACTTGATACAACGACCTTTGCAGTCGCACCATCCCAAGGTGCGGTTGCGGGTGTTGTATTATTGTTCAGTAATCTAATATTATGGTAAGTTCCATCAGTGTGACCTGAACCACCGTTTGTCGAATTAATATTTTTGATTGCTTGTAAACCATGCTCTTCATCAAGATTGATAATAGCATTTGTGTTTGTATTTGTAACAGAGGTGATACCAATTGAACCATCAAAAATCTTTAAGAATTGGTTAGTTGTTTCCCTAGTAACACTTTTTTTCAAGTCATTGGTAACAACGTCACCAATCGGAAATCTCTTTGCATAAGATGATGCTTCTGGTGGGTTAGCATTAACATTATCACGATCATACTGGGGGAATAAGTTAACAATATTTTGGTTATACTTATTTTCTAAAAATTCACCAGATGGTTCATCCATTGCATTATTACTATTCAATACAAATAGATGGAAAACACCATCTTGAACATCTTGAATATAAGGTGTTATTACTTCAGTTCTATAGACAAAGAAATTACCCTTACAATCATTACGATCAAATCTTGGTAATAATGTTGAACGAGTTTGTGTATTGTTAACGAATGTGCCTACGTTATGAGTAACATTTGAAGTATCAGTAGTTGAATATCTAAAAACTTTATCATTAACAATATCACTAACAATAAATGTTCCATTATACCCTTTATCATCTTGACCATTTGAGTTGGTAGAACTTTGTACATTTCTAACAACAATTTGATCACCAACATTTAAATTATGTGGTTTATCAGAACGTAATTGTGCTTTTTGCTCTGTGCTATCAAAAACCGCTGTTGCTATAAATCTAGTATTACGATTAAACCCATAATCATTCGATGTAATTGATGTTTTACTAAAATCACTATTAGCTATGACATTTGTAGAACTTGAGTCTTGAAGAACAAATCCATCTGTTGGGTCTTTAGCATTGACTAATTCCTTTGGTACAACATATCTTAATTTGTAAATCTTTTCATCTAAACTTCTGTCATCATCAGTCCTTAAAACATATGTAATACTATCTGTACTAAGTGAACCTAAATTAGATTGAATTGTATTGCCTGTTGCACTTGTATGGACAAACCATTGATTAGCTGTTGTATCAAACTGTATTGGATGTCCAGCATCATTTGGTTTTTTATCTGATACTCTACTGATAATACGGAATTTATCATTTACACTTGCAACAGTTTTTACAAATACGGGTACTGCTAAGTCAGCGTTTGTTTTTGAAGATGCAATGCGAATCTCAGTTGCACTCAAAGAAGAATCTTGTGCACTTGTGATAGCAAAGTAGACTGTATGAGGATCTATATTCTCTGGTAAATCACCATTGTCAGCGATAATTCTTATTGATTCACCGTTCGCTAATTCGTGACCAGCAGCAATATTAAATACAGATTTATTTGATGCACTCGCATCAGAATGTGTCGCTTCATAATTTTTCTCACCAACATTTGCAGTACCACTTGCACCATTTGGCATTACGATAGTTGCTTGGAAAGTACTTCCACCTTGGTCGATGAACAACTTATCATCAGACTTTGCACCAATACGGAAACCTTGTGCGATATGAGCTGGTGGTAAAGTTAAAGTATTTTGAGCAAATAGGAATAATTTTGTCGTTGTGGTATTGCCTGGATTAATCTGTAGAAATTCAATTTGTTGCTCCTCATTAATAATTGAACGTGGAGTGATAATTGAAGTAATAAATCCTTTATTATCTTTTGCAAATGGTTCTTTCTTAAATCCCTCTGCTAATAATGAGAATGTACCAAAGTTAGAGTTTGAGTTTGTTATAGATGCGTCAGCACCATTAATCATTTCAAAGTGAGCGTGGAAACCAATGGCAAATACAGATACAATTTGAACAACTGCATCATTACTTACTTTAATATGAGTAGTACGGAATCCTTTTCTATAATTTGCTTCTTGGTCTAAATGAAATACTGTCTGAGGATTTGTCGATGATGATTCAGAGGCTAATAGTGCACCTGTCTGTTTGGAGAAAGCAATACCACTATATCTTCTATTTGTCTTATCATACTTAACAAAAGCTCTGTCATCCTTTTGTAGAGATACTGCTGTAAACTGAGCAGTAACCATAGATTTAAAACCAGTTGCTTTCGCTCCATCTGCGTGTAAACCCTGCATACCAAATACAGAACGCATTGAACAGTTAAAGATATATGGAGATGCACCCGTTACCGTATCAGTTTCAACTAAAACCTGCCCGTTTGCAGAACTTAAACCTCCAGCAGATCCTGCTGGTAAGTTTGGACGAACAAATGGTAGTGAATATTGGAATCTAGTTGCATCAATAACATTTGATACTTTAGTTGAAATATTATAATCTGCTACGTTAATACCACGTATTTTAATTGGTGTACCACCAGTTAAATTATGATCGACTGATGTAGTAACTGTGACAACTTGACCTGGTGTTGCTCCATCACCAGATTCAATGTCGGTAATGTTTAGTGGGTCAGTCGCAAACGCACCTACAATTTCAAATTCAGGTCTTTGTGCAGCAAAACCAGCAGGAGCTGCTGGATATTTCTGGTCTATTTCACGATTAGATGCCCTATTGAATGCATTTGTTAACTTACTATAATATATGTCTAGGTCTGTCAGGTCACTAAATTGATTTAATGTATTGACACCATCTGCATATTCAAATGCAGTAATCTTATGATGAGAAAATGTTGGTTTTGATTGATTATTAGAACTAAAGTCGGATGGGTCTGTATATACTAATCCTGCTTCATCGCCATCAAAGAATGTAAACTGCCAGAAATAACAAGCACCAGTAATTCTAAAAATAGCAGAAGATGCTACATTATCATCAGTAGGGTTCGGAACGTATAATGGTCTAATTCTAGTTTTTCTTAAGTCTAGTCCAACAATTGATGTTCCTCTGGGTACAACTATACCACCGTGAACACTATTGAATTTAAAGAGTATATTATCTTCTTGTGTTAAATCAAAGTTTGAATTAAGAGTTAATGTTAAAGTATTCTGTGCACCAGTTGCAGATCCACTAGGACTTATCGCTTTCGCTATACCAGATTCATTACGAATACCAAAACCTGGTCTATTATCAATTATATGGTCACCTGGAAAAAGTAATATAGTTGTTCTTTCAACTAAATCATTATCATCACCCTTAAGATAGGAGAATCTTGCAGCTTCTATCAGTGCTCTTTGGATCGTTTTAAATGGTTTGGTTAATGAATTACCTTGATTTTCGATCCCATCGGTTGAATCAAGATCATTTGGATTTACATAAAGAACACGACCCTCAGTATTCTTTATAAAATTCTCTAACTTATTAAGAGGCATCTTTTTTAACTATTATGAATGTGATCGACAGACCATACGATACTAGGTCTATTTAGCTGGTTGCAATAGTCCTAAAAAATTATTTATCTGTTGTTACTGCCAAATCTGCATATGTTATGTTCTCTGGATCTACCATTCTATCGCAGACATCTAAAACTCTCATAAACTGGTCAGTGTCTTCACAAGCAATTATCTTGTGTTTTCCGTCATCACTTTTTAATTTGAATGTTTTGGCACAAATGTCAATGACAACCTCGAATATAAATTCGTCCATTTCTAAGAAGCATATTCTCTATTATAGCATATGTATAAAAATAGTCAATCAGAATAAATTATTCCAAGAAGAACCATTCCAACATTGAAGTTTATTCGTTGATGAATTAAAAATAACTCCTCCCTTTTCAGGGTTTAACGCATCCCTCGCAGTCTGTGTCATTGGTTTAAAAACAACCTGTCCCCCATCATCTATTTCAAATCTTTCATTATTATTTGTAAAAATTGATAAGTTATTGTTTACAACCTTCAATTGTACGAGTGAGTTACTATTTTCAAACCTTATCTCAGGATGTCCACTCTGCATTAATGTTTGTATTTTAGGTGAGAGAGCATGGTTTCTTTCTAATTTGATATTACCTTGAGTGCCTACAGTAAGATTTGTCACTTCATCACTAGTCCCTATATTTTTAAAAACAACTTGACCATCTTTTTGAATTGTTACTCTCTCTACACCTGTAGTGCTAAATGTCTGAACATCACCACCTAAATCTGCATATAATTTTCCATATACAAATACATCATCAGTAAATTCAGATTTTTTATAAACGTAATTTATATCATCTGTATCATAATCTGGTGCAGGTACACCACTTTCTTTAAAATCAGTCATCTTACTTACCAACTAAAGATTGAACAGCAGTTCCAGCAAACACTTGTAATGCCCAGTTAACATCTCTTGATTTAAACCTTTTAACTCTAATAGGTCCTTTTGGTGTTATTAAAGTGACGTTTGATGCACCAGCAATATCAATATTGTTACCACTAATTCTTGTGTTACGAGCATTGATTCTCGTTGTATTTTGTGTCGTTGCAATAAGTTCTGCTGAATCAATATTAACTCTACCGCCAGCAGACATTTCTATATTTTCTTCAGCGTCAATTATTATATTTCTACCTTTTATTCTGACATCACCACTTTTTTCTGCTTGAATGACAACATCACCTTTTGTGCCAACAATCTGAACACACACTCCTCCACCCTGAACATTCGCTCCACCAGCAACTGTAATACACTGGTCTGCAAATATTTGTAATTGACCATCACCCATCATTCCAATATTACTTACATCCTTTGAATCAGAATATCCGTAAAGATTGTATGCTATATTTCCAGCACCTCCAAGTTCTGGATTTGCTGTTTCAATTCTAAAATGAGGACCGAATGAATCGTACTGCCTCTTTTGCCAATTTTGATCTTTTGCTGGTTTTGCCATAAGTTTATTTATTAGTATCCTCCATATCCACCGCCACCACCACTTTCAGGTGGAGGAGAACTTGGTGGACTTGATGGTGGTGGACTTGAAGGTGGTGGACTTGATGGGGTGGATGGAGTAGATGGAGTAGATGGTGTTGTATTGTAATTAATTGTTCCATCACCAGTGGTAGAGTCAGTCATAGTAGTGGACTCAGTTGATGATGGTGTTTCACTTGGAGTATACATTACTTGACCCTCAGATGCAACAGTTGCAAATTGTCCTGAAGAAACAGATACAACTCTTGATGTACGACTTTCTTGTGGTGTATCATAAATCACTGCGTGAGGTGATGTTGTATGTGCTGCTCCTACCATTTTTCTACCAGTAGGTACATGAACGTGAAACGGTCCATAATATGGTTCGCCATTTACAAAACCGACTAAACCAGCACCTCTTGGAGTTATACAATCAATTACTTGCTTTATTTCACCTTGATATGATGGTCTTGGTGCTAGTTGTGCTTTTAATGCTGCACCAACTCCAGTTTCAGAAATAACTTCCAACTCTGGTAAAGTAGTATATGGCACAAGATTAGTTGTCAAAGGACTTGGTGGTATAACGTTTAGTATACGTCCTTGTTCGTCTAAGAATTTTTCATACACATTTCCTTTGTCATCAATTACTTTATCCTCTTGTTTGTAATTTTGACCAGGTTTAACAACAACAACGTGGTCAACTGTGTACACACCATTATCATCTTCAGTTTTTTCTATTATAGGATAATTCTCACCAGTGCTAACAACGTACACATCAGTTACTTGCTGATAAGTAGGTGAAGATGGATCATAATCAATAACTGACCTTGCAATAGCACCAAATCCTTTTCGGCAAGTATCAGTTATTTCCACAAATGGTGGTGATGTATAACCAGAACCAGGATTTATAACTCTCATACCGATTATACTTGCAGTTTGTTTAGCAAATGTATCACTTACTATTGCACCTAAAATTGGGTTTACCTCTGCATCAGATCCACCCCCTCCAAATATATTAACTTTAATACCTGCACAATCTAATGGAGGTCCAGTATAGCAATCACTTAATGTACTGCTAAAACCTGGTGTACTCACATCAGGTCGCATAAAATCAAATAATCCGAGATTACCTATCACACCACCAGGACTTGCTGCTGCTTCTTTTAATTCTTGTGCTGCGTTTGCTATGTCAAGAACCTTTCCAGCGATATTTTCTAGATTAACATTAATTGGTCCTATGCCAAGTAACCAACCATTTGTTTTTGAACCTAAATCAGCATCAGGTACGTCACAATCACTAAAAATACTGGCAACACCTAGTATTCCCTCTGCCTTTGACCTAAGTAAACCCTCAATATCACCTGATGGAAATATGTTTGCAACACCTCCAATTGCATCTGCTAATTCACTATTAATACCTTTGATAATATCATTGAAAAGTGCCCCAACGAATTGATCACCAATACAATCGGTAAAGTTTTCTACATTATTTGTAAACTCAGTCAATAAATTTGCTACATCACCTACAAGTTTGTCTGTAACTTTTTTAACGACACAAGGCATCGCATCTTGAATATTCAACACAGGTCCAATCATTGCTTTTTGTGCAGCAGTTGCTGCCTTTTTTGCAAGTGATATATCACCAGTGCTTGCTAATACCTTAGTGTATTCATCTTTATAGAGTTTATGAAGACCACTATTTAATTCAGGTGAAAGAGAATCAAATGTAGTATTAACCATATCTTTTATCATACTTCTAGATGCACCCACAATTTGCTCTGCACCTTCAAACACTCCCTTAAACTTATCTTTGAATGTCATTGACTTCATTTCAGTTAAAGTATTTTTCAAAGTATTTTTAATTGAGTTCATAGGTTTTGCATTATCTGCAGCACCTCTAGTCCCCTGTGCATATATTATCTCTTGACCTAACGCACTAAAAGCTTGTGCTGTTGGATATCCATATTTTCTATTAAGACCCTCCAACATTTGTGTTGCACTTGTAGTTGCCTCATTTAAACCAGTTTGTAGTGCTCCCGATTGTAATACTTGTTGCAACTCTGTTGATGCTTGTTCAGCACCTGCTGCTAAACCTGCCAATGCGTCAGAGTCCACCAATTGCTCTAATTGTGCTTTACCATCTTCTAAATTTTTATTTAAATCATCAACAATTTCCTTTGTTAAAAATCTAGGAGATACCTGACTATTATTTGAATCATCACCACCCTCATTTTTTGGTATAAATTCATTATTGGGTTTGATTTTACTTGTGTATCCTGTGAAAGGTTGAAAAGGAACGGTGTATTCTTCACTTCCACCATAATAACTTGCGGTGCTTGCGAAGATTCCCATAATGACAGGTAGTTGTGCATCATCACCATCAAGGAAAAATCCCATCACAGTATCACCTGGTGAAATACGAAGGGATCTAGCACGATTTGCTTTTCCAGATCCACCTTGTGGTGATAGTAAAACTTGTGCCCAAGGCAAATCATCATCTGCTAGTTCACTGATATCTGCAGGATGATATCCGTAAATACGAACCTTCATTCTACATCCCCAAGTGTTTCCAATCTGATTGATTTGAGTTCCCTGTGCAGCTTCTGGTGCAACTTGACCAATCCACCAACGGAATCCATCTTTACCTAAAAAATTTGTTTTGAGTAAATTATTTTCTATCATTTTCTACCAAAAGAGTCTCGTACTAATTTTAATTTTGTATATGATCCTTGAGAATCAAAATAATGTGCCAATTCCTTAATCATATATAGACCACTTGTTTCAGGATCTGCCTCCTTTTTCTTTGTATTTTCAAGTGATGGTAACTCACATCTTATTAAACTTCCTGCATTAATCGCAACATTTAATGGAATCGTAATTTCAATAACTTGAGTCATGAGTTGATTATATCTCATCATTGACTGAGAATGTATTTTAGCTGGGTCTGCATTTCTTTTTGCAGGATCATTCCAACCATCATCGGTTGCATCCTTCTCAACTGTTCCTACATCTAACATACTAACAAATATTCTACTTGGTAAATCACCAAGTGTCAAATTACTTTTATCGTTTATTCTAGGTAATGTTATTTTTTTACTACCAAGATTACTTGTTTTATTAATGTATTTTTCTGAATTAAAAACTATGTCAGGACTCAACCCAAATGAAACAGGATTTATATAATATCTCATACTACTATATGCACCCCTTTCAAGTTTTCCAATTAAATCTTGATTTCTATCAACATTATACTGTAGTATTGAAAAATCTTTTTTTGGGTCGTCTTTATCGATTATGCCAGGATTAAAAACATAATCTTGTTCAAAAGGGTCTTCCTTTATTAAATTATCAATTGATCTAAAATTCAAACCATTACTAGTTTCATAAAAAAGGAATCCAGCAGTCGAATCTTTACTAGGACCTTTGGAAGCTATCGCCTTAGATGCTAACCAAGTTATTACTGTATATGGTTTTTTCATGTTACCAATAAATCCATATGGATTTTGAGTTTCATCTATCTTATTAATCTTCTTTGTAGACAAATAATTTTTTATTATATCCTTTACTGAATCTGATATTTTTTGTGATGTTGGAAATTTTTTTCCAACTCTTGATGTCTCATTAGTCAAAGCTTCTCTTGATACAAGATTAAGAGTCAATATTTCACTTCCAGAATCAACAAGAACATTAGTAATTGATGAAACATGAAAATACTGTTCTGTTCTTCTTGAGAAATCCAGACCTTTTTTATTATTTTTTGAATTACCAGCGATTTTTATAACAACTCTCTCACCACCTCGTAAAGGTAATCCATTGTAAAGGGATTTTTGTTTTCCATCTTCCGCTACAACAGTATTACCACTGTTCACTATCACTGCTTTTGCTGTAAGATTTGGTGAAAATAAATTTTCATAGTAAGTGAAATTTACAACACCAGATGCTATGTCAACAGATCTCTTACCGTCTGCAGATTCTATGATAAATTTTTCGTATATTGATGGGTTAGATGCTGGCATTATCTTTGTAGTATAACCTTCTGTATTTGTTTCATAATATCTCTATCACGATTAGATGGTATGGTAAGACTAGAACCCCCACCTCCCATGCCACCAGAAACTGAATTATCACCACCAACTTGAACTGGTTTTTCAATTATTATAATAGTACTGCTTTTTTTTCTCATACCTACATTTTCTTTCTTTTTCGCCACTGGAGTAATACTCACAGATTTATCCTCTATATCTTTACCAAGATTGTCAGCAAGTTTTTTCACTGATGATTCTAAATCTGTCGATAACGATTCTAATTCCTTCGCCTTTTCTTGTATACTAGTTAAATCATCTGAACTTTTTTCTTTATCCTCATCTCTTTTGGTTTTAGTACCAAACATATTACTCATAAAACCGTTGAACTTTGCTAATATACCAGCATCTTCTTTCTCCTCTTCATTCTTTTGCTCTGTCTCTATATTTTTCTTTTCAATAGTTTCACCCTTAGATTGTGGATCTTTTGTATCAACATTTATCAAATCACTGTCATTCTGCTCCTGCTTCTCTGTATCACTTTCACTTCCATCACGAAAATCATTAGGATCAGGTGCTTGTTCTTCTTCTTTCTCTTCTTCCTCATTTCCAAATAAATCCCCTCTCTTATCCAAATCAGTTAATCCAAAAGTTGCAAAATCAATAGCACCCGTCAATCCCCTCATAAAACCTTTTGGTTTTTGTGCTTCATTAGTGGTTTCGTCATTCTCACTTTCTTCTTCAGTTTTCGCTGTTGGTTTTTCTGTTGTTTCTTCTTCACCAAATGTAAGTGCGTCTTGATTAAAGTCATTCATTCCAAAGTTTCGTGAGTCAGTAAAAAGATTAAAGGTATCAAAAATTCTTATTCTCATCAATTGAAGTGAATTAAAACTTTTATCTAAACTTTCTGATGCCTCTTGTTCTGCTGCTTTAAAATCAAATTTCACAATACTCATTATAGCATTTCCCACACCTGTCCCAAAATCAATTAAAAAATTACTTATCGAACCTATAAATCCTGTCAGTAAAGTAATTAATTTTTGTACACGATTAATTAAACCTCTAATACTATCAATTATTTTCGGCAATCTCGTCACAAACCAACCAATTAAAACGATTCCAAAGAAATCTAATATCCTACCTAAGAAACCTCTAGTGCTTGATGCTGTAAGACTACCAGTTCTTTTTGTAATACCTTGTACAGACGATGCTTCGAGTTCATCTTCTCTATCTTTTCTTCTTACATTTTCCTGTCTCTTTCTGAAAAACTCATTGTCCTTTCCAATTAATTTTCTCTTGAAATTATTATTATCATTTGTTTTTTGTACAATTTCTCCAGCAGTTTTATTCGATTTAAATATGCCATCTGTAAATTTAGTTACAGAGTCTCTTATACCACCAATACTGATTGAGGATTTAAGTAATGAATTTCTCCTTGCTCTTATTGACATACTATACCTCAGCTATGTTATAGAGTGAACCTGCAAGTGCTGGAAAATTATTAGAATTATCACTAGAACTTATAGTTGGTAAATTATCTGAGGAACCACCTGCGGGACTTGGAACACCACCATCATCATCTCCACCCATACCTCCAGCACTAAATGGCACTGTAAGAATATTTGCATCTTCAGAAAACTGTAAGGACGATACATCCTTAGAATTTGAATTAGGAGTGATTGAATCAGATCCATCACTAAAATCATTTGGATTGGGTGCAACTTCCACAGCATCAGGAGCATTATTTTTCTTAAATGATTCCTCATTTGCTTTATTTGCTCCTGTAAGTTTATCAACTTGACTTTCAGCAACACCACCAACAAGATTAGATGCTAATCCCAATGCAATCAAACCTATTCCACCAACGATTGATGAACTTGGTTCTGGTATTACGGCCAATGCAGTAAAAAACGTTGTCAAACTAGCAACTGTTTTTGCTCCAGCACCAAGAACGGCTTGACCTGTGGTTTGTCCACCAACTCCATCACCATCCTTATCCTCTCTTACTCTATTTCTTACATTAAATCCAAATCCTATCGTTTCAACGAGTGCTTGGAGAGGTCCTCCCCCTTTTAACGCTCCCCCTTTAAACGCTCCACCAATAAATGGTATTTTTGACGCAACCTCAGTAGTTTTTCTAAGCACAGGACCAACAAGTGGAATGCTAAGAGCCGCACCTGCTATTGCTTGAACTGGTCTTTTAAGAGCACTCACTACAGACTGAGGTGCTGTTTTAAGAATCTGAGCCCCTGCATTTTTTGCAAAGTTTATAAAATTTCCTAAACTATTGCTTATAAATTTGAATAAAAATAGAAATGGTTTTTTAATAAGTCCACTAAAGGTAATACGAAGAACAGCACCAGCTAACGTACCTAATAATCCTATCAATTTAGAAATTCCGACAGTCATTAATGTACCAATACCTGTCATTAAGGCAAGTGTACCTAAAAATTGAACTTTAAATCTATTTAAAGCATCAACATTACCCTCTGATTTCAAACGTAAAAAATTTAATGTAGAATTAACTAACCATCCACCTGCAAGAACAAGAAGAAAATTACCAAGTCTACTTAATATTCCCTGTGCTCTAACTGAAACTCTACGAACTGGTGTTAGTAATGCAGTTTGAATTTTTCTTTCTAATTGACTCTCCTTTCCCTCTCTAAGTGATTGCTCTGCTAATACTGCTTCTCTTTTTTGTTTTGCTGCTTCTCTTTGCCTATCTAATTGATCACTTACTGCTAAATTATCTTTAATTACATTTAATGAGTTGTTTAGACCACCAACTTGTGCTGATACGTTTGAAAGTTGAGATGATATCGAAGTTAAAGTTAGGGAGTTTTGATTAAGTAAACTTGTAACTTGGGGATCTGGTTGAGGTGGAGGTGCAACAGCACGACCAGTAAAGACACTAGAAGAAACACTTCTTCTAATACCTCTAATGCCTCCTGCTATCGGGGATGCTAATGCTTGTTCCTCATCCATTACGTTCTTGTTGTGCTTTTAAATTTTCTTCCTCAACGTGTTGTTGTAAGAGTGAGACATAAATTTCCCTTTCCCAAGGCATCATATTTTCTAACTCTGTCAAGCTATATTTATGGTGTTGCATCATGGCAAAATTTAACTTATAGTATGACACAAGATCTTCATGTGCCATACTTATGCGAAAAAATTCTGCAGCCCCTCTATAGTGATGTCACTTTCTACTTGTGTATTTGGATTAGTCACCTTTACAGTATGAGATAATTTAGGCATAGTTTCAAAAAACTTTTCAACTAATTTGAATTGACTTGAGTTAAGTGACTCTACAAAGTCATTTAATTCTTTTTTTGTACAATCCTCAGATGCCCAAGACTCTTCCTCAGAATAAACTTGGTCAATACAAGATGCTATCAAATCAAATGTATCATCTACATTCATTTGTTCAACTGCACCAAAATTATTTTTAATAAACTCATCCAATGAGGGATATCTCATTCTAAGAGTATATGTGTCATCCAGTTGAATATCACGATTATGATCTTTATCCTTCTGTACCTTTATACTATCAATATTAATTGACATTGGTACTTGGGTTTTTTTATCATCAGGACAAGTCACCATAACTTCGATATCTTCACCCACTGATTTTCCACGAATGTTCAAAAACAAAAACTCAATATCAAATGTAGAAAGTTTTTCAACTTTGATACCTCTTGTCAAAATACATTTTTTCAAAACATCTTTAACTGCTTGAGCAATCTGTTTTGAATCTTGTGATTCCATTGCCAAAATTAAAATCTTTTCTTCCTTCACTAAGAAAGGTCTAAACTTAATTTTTCGGTCAGAGGATGGTAAAGTCAACTCATACGTTGGAGTTGATATGGTTGGTAAAGGCATAATATTCTAAGCACTTCAGTGTGATTATTTATAGGGTTTTTTAAAACTTATTACAGGAATGTTTCTGCCAATCTCCTATCAACACGAGTTGTAACCGTACCTGTATTTGTTCTACTGAAATCTCCTGATATTGTATAAGCTGTGTCTTCATTTAATAATGGTAATCCACTTTGTACTTCATTTAAGAAACCTTGTGTATTTCTTGTAATACCATCATTTGTTGCTCCTCTTCTTGTTTTATTACCATCTAATCCCAATGCCCTTGCTAATGATGATGATTCACCACATACATACCTATCAAAACTAAAAGCACAAGTCGCTTTCAATATTTGTGAATTTTGATATGAAACTCTAGTTGAATTAAGAGATAACGGAAACATTCCTATGAATCTATATTCTAAAAATTGTTTATGGTTTGCTTCAAATTTTACTATTCTTGTATCATTTGATTTATAATCTTCAGGATATCTCATTCTAAAATGATATGCATCTCTTGTTGGATCTGCAGATGAAGAACCTGCAATATATTCTATCCAATGCTCTAAAAACTTTAAAGATTTATAATCATTGTCAACATAAAATTCTAAATTTATCTGGGTAAAATTACGAGTATGGGCAAATCTCTCAATCACACCTTGAAAATCTCCAGCAGTATTTACTGATGCAAGTGCACTACCTGGTAAAACAGCATCACTTGTCAATAGTCCTACATTATCTGATATGAAACGGTCATTAATACCTTTCTGTCTCATAAAAGTTCTAAGAGAACTAGGTGGTAATGCAAATTTTACTAGAAATTTAGATGTCTGAGCTACATTCTGTAACTTAGGCAATATATCTGATATCTTTCTTGGTCTTGGTGCTGGCACTCTAAATACTTACTATATCATACCTATTTAGATGGCTTATAAGGGAAAATACTATCCTTCTTTTCCTCGAAAGTATAAAGGTGATCCTACTAATATAATTTACAGATCACTTTGGGAAAGAAAGTTTATGGTTTATTGTGATAAAAATAATAAAATACTTGAGTGGGGTAGTGAAGAAATTGCCTTACCTTACATCTCACCACACGATAGTCGTATTCATCGTTATTTTCCAGACTTTTATATTAAAGTTCAAGAGAATACAGGAAAAATAAAAAGATACCTCATTGAAGTTAAGCCACTAAAGCAAACTGTCAAACCAAAAAAACCAAAAAGACAAACCAAAGGTTACATACGTGAAGCATTTGAATACGCAAGAAATCAAGCAAAATGGAAAGCAGCGAGAGAGTATTGTGCTGACCGTATGTGGGAATTTAAAGTAATCACAGAAAAAGAATTAGACATATGAGCAGACTAGACCCTATAATGAAAAATTTAATCGGTACAGAAAGTCCCGATGATTTAGCAACGGAAATATTAGGTGTACTAACTGAAGGAAGTAATGTTCCTGAAGAGGGAAACTTTTACGTTTTTGTATATCGTGCTAAAACACCTGGTATTGCATATGATTCACACCCTCTTGTTGCTGTAACTGAAGTTTTTCAATGGGGATTCAAAGGATTAAATTATCATTGGGGTGAAATGAGACAATATACCTTTCCAGAGGTGGTTGGTGGTCTTTATAAAGTGGATGAAATGGAGTTAAGAGATTTAAGAACTCTTCCATTTGTCAAAATCATACTAAATACATAAAAATAGGTATATAAATGTCAGGAAATGGAACTTGGTTAGAAGATCCAGAAGCAAATTCACAACTCAGCAAAACCTTTACTCAATTAAAAACATTGGGCATTGGTGGTGATGGTAGCGAAAGAAGGAGAATAGCTAATAAAATAGTTGGTAATTCAAAATTCGTTAAATCTTCAAAAAGAAGTAAGGGTGGTGCCACTGATAAGTACCTATCATATCCGATTGCAAGAACGAGTGACGAAAGAACAGGTGATACATTGAGAATAAAATGTGTAGAGTATGTCCCACCAGAGGATGGTGCTGGTTTTGGTGTAGATGTTTTTGGTGTGACAAAAGAAGAAATGAAGAATGGTAAGGGAACAGGTAACTTCTCAAAAATCGATGATAATAATATGATAAAAAATGCTGATGGTGTAGAAGTTTCTGAAAGAGAATTTTATAATTTATCAAAACCATCATTAAAAACAAACTTTACTGATGCAAATTCAAGAATTAGCCAAAACTTAAAAACAAAATATTATATTGAATTACCAATACCACAAGAGGTGAATGATTCAAATTCAGTAACTTGGGGTGAAGATCGGGTGAATGCAATTGAACTCGCAACATTATCTCTTGCTCAAAAAGCAATGAAAGGAGCTACTGGTGAAGAAGGTCAAGCACAGAAAGCCAGAAGTTTCATATCTGCATTCACTAGCGGTGCAAATATACAGGGTTTAACTCCAGAAACACAAGATGCTTTACGTGCTTCATTATCTGGTTTTGCAATCAACCAACTAGGTTCACAAGTCTCAGCAAAAAGTGTTATATCAAGATCTACTGGTCAGATATTAAACAACAATCTCGAACTCTTATTCTCTGGTGTAAATTTAAGATCATTTCCTTTTACATTTACATTCTCCCCTCGTAGTCCAAAAGAATCAGATACTGTTAAAGCAATCATTCGCTCTCTTAAAATGTCAATGGCAGCAAAAGCTGGAGAATTTAATGGTAGTGCACAGGGAATATTCTTAAAGTCTCCTGATTTATTCCAACTAGACTATTTAAAAGATGGTAAAAATCACCCATTTTTAAATCGTTTTAAATTAACAGCACTAACGGGAATGTCTGTAAATTATACAAATGCTGGAACTTATGCATCATATAATGATGGTACACCAGTTAATTTAAGAATGAATCTAACATTTAAAGAGATTAATCCAATTTACCATGAGGATTACTTACCAGGCAACGGTTCAGGAGATGGAGTCGGATTCTAATGGCATATTTTAACGAATTTCCAAATTTATTATATCAATCCCCCTTAGATCATAAGAACTCTTCTGGTGATTATATAATTATTAAAAATATATTCCGAAGAACAAGAATTAGAGAACATCTAAGAGAAAGTGTAATGATGTTCAATAAATTTGTGATTGGTGAAGGTGATAGACCAGATACAATCGCAAATGCACTGTATGATGACTCAAGATTAGATTATATTGTTGTTTTATGTGCTGGCATAACCAACATCACAAATGAATGGCCACTTCAAGATTATCAAGTTTATGACTATGCACTACAAAAATATGGAAGCGAAACTGAGATGAATAAAATTCATCATTATGAAACTTTTGAAATTAGAGATGAACAAGCAAGACAAATCTTACCACCAAATTTAATCGTAGATAAAGATTTTAAAATTGACGGTACTGCTCATAAATTTCCAAGCACAAGTAGATATACAATTCGTTCTGATCAAGGATATCGGCAACTTGATGATAAGGATGAATTTTCTGTTTTAACAGACGGTATTGCAGCAGCAGTCACAAATTTACAAAACGAATTTATGATTAATGAAAAGAAAAGAGAAATAGATGTATTAAAACCTGAGTACCTTAATTTATTTGTAAATGATTTGAGAGATATTTTACAATATGATGAAAGTTCTAGTTTCATAAATGTAGATTTAGCAGTCACGGAAAATACTGAAACTATAAACCCATAAAAAAAGGGGGTCGTTTGACCCCCGTATAATTATTCTTCTGCGAGTTTCGCAAAGTACGATAGTGCATCGTCCTCCTCTTCTGC